AAGAACGACGATCAGGTCGACCGCATGGTCGGCGCCATCCGGGAATTCGGCTTCCGGATCCCGATCGTCGCCAAGTCTGACGGCCTGGTCGTCGACGGCCATCTGCGGCTCAAGGCGGCGCGCAAGCTCGGGATGGCGGAAGTCCCAGTTGCGCTGGCTGACGAGTTGACGGAAACCCAGATCAAGGCGTTCCGCCTGCTGGCGAACAAGTCGGCCAACTGGGCGCAGTGGGACGAAGAGCTTCTCCGCCTCGAACTGACCGACCTGCGGGAGATGGGTGCCGACATGGGCCTGGTCGGCTTCGGCGAGGATGAACTGGACAAGCTGCTGGCGAGCGAGACCGAGGGGCAGACCGATCCCGACGAGGCGCCTGAGCCGCCCGCCGAGCCGATCAGCCGGCCGGGAGATATCTGGATCTGCGGCGAGCACCGTGTGCTGTGTGGCGATGCCACCGTGTTGGGCGATGTCGAGACGCTGCTCGCCGGCGAACTGGCGGACATGGCGTTCACCGACCCGCCGTACAACGTGAACTACGCCAACTCCGCCAAGGACAAGCTCCGCGGCAAGAACCGGCCGATCCTGAACGACGCCCTGGGGGATCGCTTCGGCGCGTTCCTCTACGACGCATCGGTGAATCTCCTCACCGTCACCAAGGGCGCGGTCTACATCTGCATGTCGTCCTCGGAACTGGATGCGTTGCAGAAGGCATTCCGCGAGGCCGGCGGCAAATGGTCGACGTTCATCGTCTGGGCGAAGAACACTTTCACCCTCGGCCGCGCTGACTACCAGCGGCAGTATGAGCCGATCCTCTACGGCTGGAAGGACGGCGCTGACCACTACTGGTGCGGCGCACGGGACCAGGGCGATGTCTGGTTCATCGACAAGCCGCACAAGAACGACCTGCACCCGACCATGAAGCCGGTGGCGCTGGTTGAGCGCGCGATCCGGAACTCATCCAAGAGCCGGGACATCGTGCTCGACCTGTTCGGCGGTTCCGGCACGACCATGATCGCGGCGGAGCGTTTAGGGCGGCGGGCGCGGCTGGTGGAACTGGATCCTCGATATTGCGACGTAGCCGTCCGGCGCTGGCAGGAGGCCACAGGGAACGAGGCGTTCCTCCAAGCTGGCGGCTGTAGCTTTGAGATGCACAGTGCCACCGTTCAGGCCTCAAAATCGACAGCTCCCTGTCGCCGCCGATCATCTCGCCAATAGGCTGTTCCTGTGGCAAGATGAGCACAGAGGGGTGAGACGATAGCGTCGCTCGACCGCAACATTTTTCCAGCAGTGTGATCCGCCTCATGGAAGCATTCGAAACGGTAATCAGTGAAATCCTGTGGCGGGACGGCTACTGGGTGCAACCCCGCCTGAAAGTCGACCTGACACGAGAGGACAAGGTCGCTATAGGACGCCCGACGTCCCCTAGGTGGGAGATCGATGTCGTCGGTTACCGGGGTCGATCGAATGAGTTGCTGCTGGTCGAGTGCAAGAGCTATCTCGACTGGACCGGAGTCACCTACCGCGCCGTTTACGGAACGGATCCCAAGTTTTCCGGGCGATTCAAGCTCTTCAACGACGAGCAACTCCGCCAGGTAGTTGTCGCCCGCCTGTGCCAGCAGCTTCTAGAGTCAGGGCTTGTCAGCGAAAGTCCGCAAGTGAAAATCGTTCTCGCGTGCGGAAAGATTGCCAGTGAACCTGACCGACAAAGGATTCAAGACCACTTCACCGCTATGGGGTGGCTGCTATGGGACGGGCACTGGCTGAAAGAGAAGCTGCGCGACATGTCCGCCGGCAGCTATGAGAACAGCCCCGTTGCCATGGTCGCGAAACTTCTGCTCCGAGACTGATCTCATCTCGTACCATCACGTAATCTTATAGATCCGACCGCGAGTGTCGTCCTTCACCGAAGTGACGGTAAGGCCAAGCTTCTTCTTCAGCGCACCGGCCATGGCGCCGCGCACCGTGTGCGCCTGCCAGCCGGTGGCCTCGATGATCTCGGCGATGCCGGCACCCTCAGGCCGGCGCAGCAGGTCGATCAGCAGCGCCTGCTTGGTTCCGGAGCGGATCTTGGCCGGCGTGGCGCCTATCGCGGCTGTAGGCCCGGCCTTCGGGGGCCCGGGGGTCTTGGCGGCCTTCCGCTTCCCAGCCGCTTGCGTGGCGGGCTGTGGGGTGTCGTCGGGGGCAATGCCGAGGGCCGCAAGGCCCGCCGCGGTGATCGCAAGGGCCACGGCCTGCCGGTCGCCGGTCTGGCGCCAGGCGGGCTCCCCCCGCTTGGCATCGACCTCCGCAATCAGGCCATTGGCGATCAGGCTGTGGACGACCTTCGTGGCGGCACCGCCCTTCAGGCGGTCAGGTAGCGGTAAGATACGGCCGTTGCCGCGCTTGCAGGCGGCGTTCAGGATTACGAGTTGCGTGTCGGAGAGCTTGGTCATGGGGCTGGTCCCTTCGGGCGAGCGGACCGCGACCATCGCGGCCTGCTATCGGCCCAAGCCCCGGCGAGGGATCACGCGGGGCACCAGCACGCTGGCGGCGGCATGAATGCTTCATCGCGCACGGAAGCCAACTGGAATGATGCGCAATCAGATTGCTTTCTCCGGGCGCGGGTGATCATCGAATGGTCGGCGGTGGGATGAAGCTCGATCAGGATCTTCCCCAATGCCCGGCCCGCCGCCAAAGCCCACCCACCTCAAGCTGATCACCGGAAACCCGGGCAAGCGGAAGCTCAACAAGAACGAGCCCAAGCCGACAGCTGGCGTCCCGGCCGTGCCGGATCACATCTCGGACGAAGCCAAGGCCGAGTGGGGCCGGATCGCGGCGGAACTGAACGCCGTGGGCCTACTCACCCACGTCGATCGCGCGGCGCTGGCGGCCTACTGCCAGGCCTGGGCGGACTGGGTGGAGGCGGAGGAGCAACTGCGCCGCTACGGAAAGATGGTGAAGTCGCCGGTGAAGACGATGACGCGACGCTCGGGCGGCGCGGAGGTGACCGAGACCAGCGGCGGCTTTCCGATGCAGTCGCCGTTCCTGCCGATCCGCAACCGTGCGCTCGAGATTATGCACAAGTTCCTGACGGAGTTCGGCATGACCCCTGCTGCGCGCAGCAGGATCACGATTAAGCATAGCCCTGACGTAGAGGATCCGGCACAGGTCTACTTCGCTCGATGACCGGCGCTGGTTTACACCTTTCCCCGTCTATCAGACGAAAGTCGCCGACTTTCCGACCATAGCTGACTTCATTGATTTCTGAATTATTGGCTTAAAAGCATCAAATTTCACCATATGAAAATCGGCCTTCTATCTCCTTCTTTTTTGGGACGCGAAAGCCTGTGCGGTTTCGATTTCCTTAATAGCCTTCGAGCGTTCATCAGCAGTGAAATATGCTAAGTCGTTGTACAGTTTTTTTGCGTCTTCGTATTGTTCTGTCTCGACGAGATAGTGAGATTTAGTCTCCAGAAAGAGCCGATAGTTCCACCTTCTATCATAGGCTTCATGGTCGCCAACCATGCGAGCCATGGTCTGAATTGCCTCATTCGCCCTGTTTTTATTCCCGGACTTCATATAGATCTCGGCTTGGAGCCGTCGGACTTCGAAGATCGTTGGAGTCTTTGATACGGCTTGTTCAATTAATTGAGCAGCCTGCTTGTTGTCGCCCCAAAGATGCTCATACTCTGCACGCCGCGTCGTGTAGAAAGACCGCCCGCTCTCTTCACCCACTCGCTCCAGGACAGTGAACAAGTCGTCGATTTCGCTATTGTGGGTAACCGATCCCCGTTTTCTAATCAAAACCGACAATAACATGTCAACGAGGTATGCGTTCGTTCGCGCGAAATCATAGGCCGTGCGCGCCAAGCCTTCCGCTTTGTCGAGATCGCCTCTGGCGAGGGCGATCGCGGCTAGTTCGCGCATCGCAGAAATATTGCCATTATGATAGTCGTACGCAGTTTGAAAGAGATCTTGTGCTGCCGGTAATTGGCCTCGCATCCGGAGTCGGAAACCCTTTAAAAAGGCTACATTACTGCGGGCCCAATCGTCATTCGCTCGGTCTTCGAGCTTCTTGATGGCACGATCAACGACTTCATTTTCTCCAGCTCGCGCGCCCGCGAGACAGAGAAATCGACAGGTCGCAACCAGTCCGTTGCTCGATAAGCGCGCTTCGCCTTTCAAAGCTTCTAATCCGAAGCGAATACACTCAGCCCATTGGCGTTGGTCGTATCGAAGCTTAGCCAGCCAGACGTAATGGGAAGGCAATAAGAAAGCACCAGCAAATTCAGCAAGGATATTCCCGCTCTCGATGCTTGCTAGAACGGCTGAGTTGACGAGCGAAACCGGCGCTGTCCCCTCTTCAATCCTTAAACTGAGGGATCGTGCGACGGATGCAGTAGCATCTGCATGTTGCTTTGCTGGCATTTTGATCCGCGCGTCTCGTTCGATTGCCACCCGCAAAGGCGGTGATATTCGAAACCGGTCTCCATCTGCATCCAAAACATGCAACAGCACCAGCCGGTGAAGATCGTCTGCCAATGCCGCCCCATCGCAATTCAGCGCATTAGCTATAGCGTCAAAATCGAGTTCTGGAATGCTCTTCAGAAGGGCCAAAACAGCCGCCTCATTAGCACTCAAAGCAATCTCACTAACATACTCCGATGTTTGCCGATGCTTCCATTCTATAAAATCACGCGGGTTGGCCAGTAAAGTCTTTATCCCTCTCTCGGCCACCTCATCGACTAGACGATAGATGTTGAAGGGGTGCCCTTCCGAAAGTTTAGTGAGCTCTTCCAGAGAATCCGAGTCTACTTCGACCCCGCGGCGTTTGAGTAATGCCGAGAGTAGTCGAATTGCCGCATCCCAGCGTAGCGATTTAATTGCCAGAAAAACGACCTCATCACGAGAAACGCGATAGCGGCTAGGAACCATCCGAGTCGATATAATCGTCGCAGGTGGGTGCGGGTGGGATTCAAGCGTGTCGATGACTATTGCTAATTCTGGAGCGAATGATCCTTCATCAGTCAGCACTCCGCCTTCGTCAATGAGAAATGCAGATTCGTTAGCATGTAACAGTGAATTAAGCAGTTCAGCTGTCATCCGAAGTTTCTTATCGGAGTCCGCCAAGGAAAGACTGTGTATCCGGGTGCGAAGCTCAGCGGCAGTCATGGTCGGGCGCAATGCGGCAAGAACATTCCGGTAGAGTTCTTCAGGGCCATCAAAGTCGGAGATGGCTATCGTCGGAAACACTTTGCCAACATGCGGAAAATGGTTTTCATAGAATTTGGAGGCAAGCGACCGCCGACCCGTTCCGGCATTTCCCGAAAGGTAGATGCATTTTGTATTAGGTCTACGATGGTCAGAAACTTGATCATCGAGCGATTTGAGTTCCTCGTCCCGTCCCATGAATGGATGAGAAAAGCGCTGGGCCTTACTAGAGGCGGAAATGAGTTGCCCTTGTATGAGGCGGGTCGCCGACTCAGGGGAGATCGATTTTCGAACAATGTTAAAAAATTTTACAGTTTCGCCAGCAAGCGAAAATGCCTCATCGTCCAAGCAGATCGCGGTGAAGCGAGATATGCCGCCGCGAGCCAAGAACTCGACGCCAAGCAGAGTTTCGAACTCGACGTAGGTTGATCTCACTGAAGCCTGGGACAGAAATAGGCAGAACAAATCAGATCGGGTCAATGCGACCCTAATCGCTTCGGAATTGATTAACCCAGCATCAAACGTAACGGAATCCAGCTCATACGTCCCCGGTCGCATTAGCTCAGCAACTGAATTGACGAAGTCCTTATCCGCCGAAGAGTGAGACAGAAACGCGCGCAATCAATCTCTCCCTTGAAGCTGCCAGCAGCACCTGCCGGGAGCCAACCCAGATTGATGCTATCTTAGCTGGCCACAGGGAGCGCCGCAAATGTGTTACGCTGGCTGCGTCCACTTTGAGAGCAGCGAAGACGATCGTCAGCGATCGGAGAGGGATCGGGTGCAGAGTCACTGCTTGTCCATACTGACGAACAGCAGCGTTCGGGATCGCTCACTCGGCGACCTGACGACCTGCTTGGAACGAAACCAGACCAGGGGAGCAAGGGCGGCGGAAGTCAGATCTCGCGCCGGTTCGCTCTCGATCTGCCGTTCCGCTCCCTGCCTCAGTTAGACATCAGAAGGAAAGCTGGACACCCAGCGGACCCTAGGCGGATCGGCCGATTCATGCCCGCGACCCGAAAGACTCGACACAGGTCTTCCTCTCCTGGCGACCTGGCCACCGCCTACGCCCGCGCCGTGGTCGCCGGGAAGTTCGTGCACGGCCCGCACGTACGCAACGCCTGCCGCCGCCACCTGCTCGACCTGGAGGAAGGTCCGAAGCGCGGCCTGACCTGGGACGTCGCCGCGGCGCTGCGGGCGATCCAGTTCTTCCCCGACGTGCTGCGCCTGAACGGCGGCCAGTTCGAAGGCCGGCCGTTCGAGCTGCACCCCTCGCAGGCTTTTCGCATCGGGTCGCTGTTCGGCTGGAAGCGCGCCGACGGCACCCGGCGGTTCCGCCGCTTTTACGACGAGGAAGGCAAGGGCAACGGCAAGTCGCCCATGCTCGCCGGGATCGGCCTCTATTGCCTGCTGGCCGACGGCGAAGCCCGCGCCGAGGTCTATGCCGCCGGCTCGAAGAAGGACCAAGCCATGGTCCTGTTCCGCGACGCTGTGGCCATGGTCGACCAGTCGCCGGCCCTGGCCGCGCGCCTGACCAAGTCGGGCGGCAACCCGGTCTGGAACCTCGCCGATCTGCGCACCGGCTCGTTCTTCCGACCGATCTCGTCGGACGAAGGGCAGTCCGGCCCGCGGCCCAGCGCTGCACTGTGCGATGAGGTGCACGAGCACCGCGACGCCCGGACCATCGAGTTGCTGGAACGCGGCTTCAAATTCCGCCGCCAGCCCATGCTGTGCATGGCGACCAACAGCGGTTCCGACCGCAACACCGTCTGCTGGCAGGAACATGAACACGCCGTCCGCGTGGCAGCCGGCACCCGCACGCCGGATGAAGCCTTCACCTTTGTCGGCGAGGTCATCGACGACGAGACCTTCGCCTTCGTCTGTGGCCTGGATCCCGGCGACGACCCGCTGGAAGACCCGTCCTGCTGGGTGAAGGCCAACCCGCTGCTCGGTGTCACCGTGACCGAGGACTACATTGCCGGGGTGGTGCGCCAGGCCAAGGCGATCCCTGGCCGGCTAAACAACATCCTGCGGCTGCATTTCTGCATCTGGACCGACGCCGAGGAAGCCTGGATGAGCCGGGCCGCGCTGGAGGCGGTGCTGGATGACTTCGATCCGCAGGAACATGCCGGAGAGGATATCTGGCTGGGCGCGGACCTATCCGGCACCCAGGACCTCACCGCCGTCGCCGCGGTGGTGCAGACCGGCATGGTCGATATTCGGCGTGACGATGGCACCCTGGCCCGCCTGCCGACCTACGACGCCTGGGTGGAAGCCTGGACGCCCCGAGATACCCTGGCGGAGCGGGCCCTACGCGATCAGGCGCCCTACGACGTCTGGGTCGCCGATGGCTGGTTGCACGCCGAAAGCGGCAAGACCATCCGGCTCGATTTCGTGGCGGCCCGCATCGCCGAGAATGCCGCCGACTACCGCGTCCGCATGCTGGCCTATGACCGCTATTCCTATCGTCGGCTGGAAGACGAACTCGACGGCCTCGGCCTGACCCTGGAGCAGGTGGAGCACCCGCAAGGCGGCCGGCGCCGAGCCAAGCCGTCGGACGAGGCGATTGCGGAAGCCCGACAGATGGGGGAACCGACCCCGCAGGGGCTATGGATGCCCGGTTCCCTGCTGGAACTGGAGAACCTCATCCTCGAGCGGCGCATCCGCATCCGCCGTAGCCCGGTCGTGATCTCCGCCATCATGTCGGCGGCCATCGAGCGTGACCCGTTCGACAACCGCTGGTTTTCCAAGCGTCGGGCCGTGAACCGAATCGACCCGCTGATCGCGTTGGCCATGGCGGTCGGCGCGGCGACCGGCGGCGCGGGTGCCGCGGCTGAGATGGTATCCATTTGGGACAGGCCAGAACTGTGGGAATCTTCGCCACCCTCTTCGGCCTGAACACGGGTCCTGCACCTGCGCGGGTGGAGCCGCGCATCCTCGCCGGATCCCCCGAGAACCCCTCCACCAGCCTGGCAAATCCTTCCGACTGGTTGGTCGATTGGGCGAATGGGGGGTCTTCGTCCTTTGGCCCGCCGGTGTCAGAACGCACCGCCATGGCGTGCTCGGCGGTGTATCGCTGCGTGGCCATCTGCGCCGGCCTGATCGCCGAACTGCCGCTGAAGATCTACCGCCGCACCGAGGACGGCCGCGAGGAGGCACCCAGACACCGCCTAGCACCGCTCTTCCGGGTCGCACCTTACCCCGGCCGGGCGATGACGGCGTTCAGCTGGCGGGAATCCTGGGTGGTGAACGAGATGCTGTGGGGCAACCACTACAGCATCATCCGCCGCGACGGCGCGGCACGGGTGGTGGGCTTCGAGCCCGTGCTGCCGTGGAACGTGGAAGTGTTCCGCCGCGGCGGGAAGAACCTGTATCGCTGCGCGACCTGGGGTGCGGCACTGGCCGCCGCCGATGGTGCGGATGCGCAGAACGTCGAATACGTCAGCCAGGACGACATGCTGCACATCCCCGGCATGGGGTTCAACGGCATCGCCGGCCTATCCCGCATCCGCGCCTTCGCCCGCAACGCAGTGTCGCTGGCGCAGCTGCTGGAGGAGCAGACCGGCACCGTGCACGAGAACGCCGCCAAGCCCTCGGGCATGGTGACGCCGGGCCCGGGCCGCATCTCTCCGGAGGGTTTTGCCCGGTTCCGTGCGCAGTTCACGTCGGAGAACACCGGCCGGCGCAACGCGGGGAAGGTCATCTTCGGCGACCATGGCGCCGAGTTCCATGCGTTCCAGATGTCACCGGAGGATCTCGGCACCATCGAATTCCGCCGCTTTCAGGTGGCCGACATCAGCCGCTTCTTCGGGGTGCCACTGCATTTGCTGAACGAGACGGACAAATCGACCAGCTGGGGCTCTGGCCTGTCGGAACAGACGTTGGCGTTCCTGATCTACACGCTGAACCCCGACCTCGGCCGCATCGAGGCGGAGCTGAACTACAAGCTGTTCAATGGCACGGACCACTACATCGAGTTTGACCGCGACGCGATGATGGCAATGGACCCGGTGAAGGCGGCGCAGGTAGCGCAGGCGGAGATTGCCAGCGGCACCCTGACCATCAACGAGCGCCGCCGGCACAAGAACCGTCCGCCCGTGGCGCATGGCGATGAGCCGCTGATCAACACCACCAACATGCCGTTGGCCCGCCTGTTCGAAGCGCCGCCGGCGGACCCCACCGTGACCGCACAAGACCAGAAGCCACCGGCTCGATAGGAGCAGCGATGCGCCGCTACGAATCCCGCGAGGCGCGGTTCTCCAACCGCGTCCTGCTCACCTATGCCGCGGCCAAGCTGCCAGAGGCGTTGGCCCTGCGTGACGGCGCCGGCGGCGTCACAGAAATCCTGCTCTACGACGAGATCGGCTGGTATGGCGTCACAGCCAAAGACTTTGTCCTCGCCCTGGCGCAGGCCGGCGATGGCCCCGTGCATCTGCGGATCAACTCGCCGGGCGGTGACGTGTTCGACGGCATGGCGATCTACAACGCGCTGCGTGCGCACCCAGCGCCGGTGACCGTTACCGTCGACGGCATCGCCGCCTCGGCGGCCTCGTTCATCGCCATGGCCGGGCAGACCATCGCGATGGCCGAGACGTCCATGCTGATGATCCACAACGCCTGGGGGCTGGTGATCGGCAATCGACTGGACATGCTAGAGACGGCGGCCGTGATGGAGAAAATCGATGGCCAGTTGGCCGCGATCTATGCCGGTCGCAGCGGCAAGCCGGTCGGCGACTTCGCGGCGATGATGGACGCGGAGACGTGGTTCACCGCGAGCGAGGCCCAAGCCATCGGCCTGTGCACTGGCATCGTCCAGCCCGTCGCTGCCACTGCGCCCACGGCGGCGCAGGCCTCCCTCCGCACCCTCCCACGCGCCGGCCTGGCTAATGCCATCGACGCTGCCGCGGCAGCCGCCGCGCGTGCACGCCGCCTGCGCCTGGCCGAAGCCGTCTGAACCCGGAGCGCCCTGCGAGTGGATTTCGACCGCCGCTTGCAACCGGAATTCCATGACAGCCGCATCGTGTTCGGCGCAGGATTGTTGGCGTGTCTCGATTCCACCCGCTCGATCCGGTCCCTCCGAACCTCAGGCCTCCCATGCAGCCGCTTGACCTAAGCCGTGCCTTCACCCTGATCGAACCGGGGCCGGTTGTGCTGGTCTCCACGTGGGATGGACGGCGGGCGAACCTGATGACCATCTCCTGGACGATGGTGCTGGATTTCACACCCGTGTTCGCCATCACTACCGGGGCGTGGAACCATTCCTTCGCCGCGTTGAAAAAAACCAAGGAATGCGTCATCGCTATCCCCGGTGCGGACCTGCTGGACAAGGTGGTGGGTATCGGCACCTGCTCTGGCACCGATACTGACAAGTTCGCCCGATTCAACCTCACCGCGCTCCCCGCCAGCAACGTCAAGCCGCCGTTGGTTGCGGAGTGCCTGGCGAATATCGAATGCCGGGTGAGTGACATCATCAGCCGCCATTCCATCGTGGTCTTGGACGCGCAGGCCGCCTGGGTGAATCCCGCGCGCAAGGAACGCCGCACCCTGCACGCGGTGGGGGACGGCACGTTTGTCGTCGATGGGCGCAGGTTGGACCGGCGGAAGATGATGGCCGCCAAATGGCCCCCCGGCGCGAAGGCCGCGCTGGACTGAAGGCGCACCACCGCGTGCCGATCCTATCGCGTCCATGCGGACACGTGGGTTCCGTGTGCTGCTGAGGCCATTGCCACAGCGCAAGCGGCCCGCGGCTGAGCAGAGCAAGACAACGCAGAACACCGGCTCACCCCGGTTGCCCTACCCGGCCTTGGGCAAGCCGCCGCAGCGCCGCGATGGCGCCGCATCCCCGAGATGGAGCCCCCCATGGCCAATAGCCGTGACCTGCGCGCCCAGCGCGCCAAGCTGATCGAAGACGCCCGTGCCATCCACGACCAGGATGCTGTCAGCGCCGACGACATGGCGAAGTTTGACGCCATGATGACCGAGGCCGACGGCCTCAAGGCGAAGATCGACCAGATCGAGCGCGCCGACACCCTGCTCGCAGAGAATGCTGAGGCCCTGCGCAACCGCGCCATCGCCGCCGGTGTGTCAACTGACCAGATGGCCGCGCGCGACGACGTGGAGATTTCCACCTTCCGTGCCTGGGTGCGCGGCGGCGTCAATGGCCTGACGCCGGAGCAGCACGAGATCTTCGCCAAGCGCTTCCAGGCGGCGCAGAGCGTCGGCACCGGCTCGGCCGGCGGCTACACCGTGCCGCAGGGTTTCTATGACCAGCTGATCGATGCCGAGAAGGCCTATGGCGGCATGACCGAGGCCGCCTACGTCTTCGACACCGATACCGGCAATGCCCTGCCGGTCCCCACCGACAACGACACCACCAATGCCGGCGCCATCCTGGCGGAAAACACGCAGGTCTCCGCCCAGGATGTCACCTTCGGCGTCGTCACCCTGGGCGCCTACACCTACACCTCGAAGCTCGTGCTCGTGTCCAACCAGCTGCTGCAGGACAGCGCGTTCAACCTCGACGGCTTCCTCGCCGACAAGCTGGGCACCCGCATCGCGCGGATCACCAACACGCATTTCACCACCGGCACCGGCTCCTCGCAGCCGAACGGCGTCGTCACCGCGGCGCAGAACGGCACCACCTGCCCGACCGGCAACACCACCTCCATCCCCTATGACAGCCTGGTCAACCTGCAGCACTCGGTCGATCCGGCCTATCGGCGCAATGCCCGCTTCATGATGGCGGACGCGACGCTGAAGGTGCTGAAGCAGCTGAAGGACACCCAGAACCGTCCGCTCTGGCTGCCGGGCCTGGCGGTGAAGGAGCCGGACACCATCCTGGGCCATCCCTATACCATCAACCAGGACATGGCCGTGCCGGCGGCCAACGCCAAAACCATGCTGTTCGGCGACTTCTCGAAGTACTTCATCCGCCGGGTGGCCGGGGTGAGTCTGATGCGCCTGACCGAGCGCTATGCCGACTACAACCAGACCGGCTTCCTCGCCTTCCAGCGCTGGGACGGCAACCTCGTAGATGCCGGCACCAACCCGCTCAAGTTCCTGGCGCAGTCGGCCACCTGATCGCGGCTTCGCTGGCACCGGTATGGTCATGCCCCTCGACACGCTCACCACCATCGTCACCGCGGCGCTCAGCCCGGACCTGGTCGACCTCGACGCGGTAAAGGACGAACTGCGCATCGGCTCGGCCGACACCGAGCACGACGCGTTCCTGGCCCGGGCGATCACCCAGGTTTCCGCGGCGATCGCCGGCTACTGCAACCGGGTGTTCGCCGCCGAGACGGTGCGGGACGTGGTCTACAGCCGGCTTGGCAAGGCTCAGCTGCAGCTCAGCCGCTTTCCGGTGATCAATGTCACGGCCGTGACGGTGACCGACGGGGCGGGTGGGCAAGCGGCCCTGGCGGAGCATACCGACTACATCGTCGACGCGGCGCGCGGCTGGCTACTCCGCCTTGGCGCCAGCGTTGTGCCGATCGCCTGGTATGCCGTGCCAACGACCGTCACCTATCAGGCCGGCTACCAGGACATCCCGGGCGACCTGCAACAGGCGGCGCTGCGCCTGATCGCTGCTCGCTTCCACAACCGCGGTCGCGATCCGACCCTGCGCAGCCAGAGCCAGCCGGGCCTGGGTGACCAGACCTACTGGATTGGGTCGGTGCCAGGCTCGCAGGGGCCGTTCCCTGACGAGGTGCTGGTGATCCTCGATTCCTATCGAGTCCCAGTGGGGTCCTGATGGCAGTGTTCGGCGTCGAGATTAGGAATGCCAGCGAGCGCGCCGCCATCCTGCGCTTCGAACAGTTCCCGGCCTTTGCACATGAACGCCTGCTGGCGGCGTTGTGGCGGATCGAGCAGCGCCTCGAGGCGGCTGTCCGGGCTGCGCAGCCGGCGAAGACCGGACAGCTGCGCTCCCTCACCGGCGGGCGGGTCTATGACCACGGCACCCGCATGGCGGCGGTGGTCGGCGTGCGGGCGAACAATGCCGACGATGCCCTGAAGGCCGCCGCCCTGGAATACGGTTCCGTCCGCGCCCTCATGGTCCGCGCCCACCAGGCCAAGCTGACGCATCTCTGGGGGAGGGCCACCGCGCCCATGATGGTGCAGCGTCCCGGCCACATCCGTCGGACCAACCTGTCGGCGCACCGGTTCCTGCGCGGACCCATGGCCGCGATCCGAGCTGACGCCGTCGCTGAGCTGAAGGTAGCGGTAGAGGACTCCGCCCAGGTGGCGTCACGATGAGTGGCCGCGAGCCGATCATGCAGGCGCTGTTCTCCCTGCTGACCTCCTCGATCGCCTCGACGTTCACCGGGACCACGGCGTATGGCTCGCCGGTGATCACTGGCATCCCGAGCACGGCGGGCCTGTTCGTCGGCCTGCCGGCCACCAGCGCCCGAACGCCCACCACCGCGACGATCCTCAGCGTTGACGGCCCGACCCAGGTGACGCTTTCTGAGCCGGCAACCTCCGCAGGTGGCAACGTCACCTTCACGACCGGCTTCCGCACTGCCAGCCGGCGACTGAAGCTGTGGACCGACGTGGCGGCTCAGCCGGCGCTGTTCCTGCGGTCCGACAGCGAGGACATCGCGCCCCGTGCGGCACGAATGCCGCCCAAAGTGACGATGCGTTGCGAGGCCTGGATCTACAGCAAGGCCGGGGCGGCGGCTGACGCGGTGCCGGCGGTGACGCTGAACTACGTCCTCGACGCCGTTATGCGCGTGCTGGAACCAGAGCCGGTGCGGGAGGTGCAGACGCTCGGCGCGCTGGTCCATAATTGCTGGGTCGAGGGGCAGGTCGAACTGCATACCGGCGATCTGGATGGCCAGGCGATTGCCGTGGTGCCGATCCACATCCTGGTGCCTAATTCTCTATAGCCCACGTGACTGACACGTTTATCAACGAAGAAAAGCGGCACCATGCGGTACCGCCCTTCGTGTTCGTACCCGATGTGCCAGTTAACTACGCGGCCTTGCGGCGGCGGACAAAACCAAGTCCAAACAGGCCAGTGCCGAGCATGGCGAGTGTGGTAGGTTCGAGCACCTCAACGAATGTCAAATTGTCGATCGAATGTCGTTGATCGTCATTCGGGCTAAAGGACGTTGCGAACGCGATTGGCACGTCGCTCAAGAAACCCCCGAAGATCGGTCCTCCTGATTGGGTGGGTGTCGGGAGATTTAGGGTGGCCAATAATGCCCCATCTATATCAAATATTTGATAAATATGAACGTCATCCCTGCTAGTCCGATCCCACCCTACAGCGAGCACAGGTGTAGTAAATCCCATCCTTATTGTCTGACCTCCGAAACTGGTGTCGAGCAGCCCTCCTGTACGAATTGGATAGTTTCCGCTATCAGGCAGAAATGATACACCTTGTGCCAGGTACTGTGTTGACACAAATACGTTCTGCGGGAGTTCATTGAAAGTGATGAGAGTGGGCGTCGGGTCCGCTACTGCGCTTTGCCATGCATTCCGATCCGTGAACGTGATAACAGCCGCACCAGCGCTTCGAAGCATCGGCACAAGCACCAAGCAGCAGGTTACGGCTATCCAAGCCAAGCTTTGTTTGGTCAGTCTCATTTCTTGCTCCTGATTTGGTATTTCTACCGGGTTACCCCAACCAACATGTACCGGACGCCCATAGAGAGAAGCCAAGAACTTATATCGATGTCTGACTCCGTCGTCTGTGGCGAGCGCATGTAATGACGCCTATGCCGAACGCTAATAGAAAGAACGTGGCCGGTTCCGGAATGTCGAACGAGAAATCATCATATCCAAGGCCCCGCACATCGATGACATCGCGCACCACGACCTGAGTCACGTTTTGAAAACTCGCAAGATTGATAAGCTGTGGCGTCGTCGTAACGCCGGTTCCTGAAAATATTACCGTCCCAAGAAACCCAGAACTGCCAAACACGTCGACCGCGGCGCTCGGGCCATTGTTGTCAGCCCCAAGCGCGAAGAACTTCAGATTGTTCACGGGCGATGTGAAATTGACAGTAAGGTTCTGAGTGCAATTGATATCACCGCCGACCGCGGCTGAGCAGATTAGGTTCGGGACCGAACTTCCAAACACGGCGGCCGCGGCATAAGTCCGCATTTCGAACCCAGCGGTCGACGCGAATGTCACCTCAGGATACTGGTTGGTGACAGCAACGTTTCCCGGGAGATTGTCAAAATTGATGATCGTCCCCGCAGACGCCTGGAAGCTGACCACGCATCCCAGGACGGCCACGATATATGCAATCTTTCTCATCAAGAACTCCTGGCAGGGCGTTTCGCCTGGTTCTAATTATAGTATGGCTTCGGGTCGGGCCTGATGTTCGGCGTCCGCCCCGACACCGCCAACGCCACCCCGCGCTTACTGCATCAGTCTCTAATCCACGTACTGTCGAGATCCAATGCATTATGTTGCTGTGCTGGATTCGCTACCCGCATGCAGCCGCCGCTGGGCCAAAAGGAGGCCTATCAGACCGGCCATAATCAATGCCAGGCTTGTCGGTTCGGAGATGACCTGTTGGAATACGATTTCGCCGATACCCGGAAGCACTGTTGCATCAACTAGATTGAGTGCGACGATGTCAACGCTGGTAACCACAACAGGTGCGAACGAAAATACCTGAGCAGGAGTACCAAATTCCGTCCCGCCGGAAGCGTTGAGGATGCCGCTAATTGGGTTACCTCCACTGAATAACTGAAATTGCGTGACGGACCCGATATTGCTAGTGCCCCAAAGCGCCATTGTGTCGATGACGATCGGACCGGCGAACGTAAAATGGAACGTCTGGGGTAGCCCCCATGACCAAGTGTACCCGGTGTTAAGTCCAGAAGGACTATTATGTAGCGTACCTGCGGTAAACGTTGAGAAATTCGTCACGCCATTTATATAGGTGCTGGAGAGACCAGACTGATTGATCATATGGACTAGGCCGTAGACGGGACTGAAACCGGCTAAGTCTCCGTTGGGTGAGGAGACGCCGGTCGGTGCAACAACGACGCCAGCTCTTGCGTCGGTGGATGACAGGCCCATCAAGGTCAACGCCAGGATGCAAATGAATCGATGCATTGTTGGGCACTTCCTATAGGTTGAATTAGCATCGCGTCATCGGGTGCGCCTCGGAAAGAAATCATACTGTTCAACGACCTTCATCCCCCGAATGGGGGATGACATCGGAGATTACGTGCTCCGATCGCTCACATCCTCCGCCGCGTCGTGCTGACGCCGCATCCCTCAGATGGAGACTTCCATGCCCCAGTATGGCTTCGGCTCGGGCCTGATGTTCGGCGTCCGCTCGGACGTGGTGAACGCCACCCCGCGTCTGTTCGGCACCCTGCAGGAAGGCAGTGTCGACTTCTCCGGCGACACCAAGCAGCTGTTCGGCATGTCGCAGTTCCCGGTCGACGTCGCCCGCGCCAAGATGAAGATCGAGGGCAAGGCCAAGCTCGGCCAGATCAGTGGCGCCATCTTCAACGACCTGTTCTTCGGCGAGACTTCTGGGGCCACCCTGCACCAGATCGCCTACCTGGAAGCCAAGACCATTCCCACCACGCCCTTCCAGGTCACGGTAACCAACACCACCGGCTTTGCCGACCGCGGCGTGGTCTATGCCGCCACCTGCGTGCCGGTCATCAAGGTCGCCTCCGCCCCGGCAGTCGGCCAGTATTCGGTGACCACCGGCGGCGTCTACACCTTTGCATCCGGCGATACGTCGGTGAACGTCCTGATCAACTACGCCTACACCGCGGCTTCCGGCGGCTACTCCTTCACCATCACCAACAAGCTGATGGGGGCGACGCCAACCTTTCTGCTCGACTTGAACATGAGCTTCCGCGCCAAGCAGATGGTGCTGCGGTTGAACGCCTGTGTGTCCAGCAAGCTGGGCTTGTCGACCAAGACGGATGACTACGTCATTCCGGAATTCGACTTCGAGGCCTTTGCCGACGCCGCCGGCAATATCGGCACCTTCTCCGTGGCGGATCAGGGGTAGCCGTGATGGATGACATCGTCTTCCGCATCGGCGGCCGGGACTGGCCGGCACCACCGCTGCCGTTCCTACTGCTGGAGCGCGCATGGCCGCATATCCAGGCACTCAGCACTGCCCCCGACCTGATCGCCCAGACGGCGCTGGAATTGGAGATCGTCGCGATCGGCCTGTCGCTCAAGCCGGAGCCGGCCGATCGGCCCGGGGTGAATGAACTGAAGACCGTGCTCCGCCCCGACGAGATCCGCCCACTCAGTGCCGCGGTCGCGCAGATGATCCGCGCCTCGATGCCGCCGGTGCCGGACGAACTCAGGCCGGAGGCATCAGCGCCGGGGGAAGCGGCGGCGGCGAGTTCACCGGCGACTTCCGATCCATCGTCGCCGAACTCGCCGCCAGAGGTATCTGCGCCGGTGACCCCCGCGCCATAGAGCGCAGGATCACCCTGGCGGACTACTACGCCCTGCACCTGCACTGGCGCCGGTCGCCGCCGGTGGATTGGCTGGTAGCGAGCTACCTGGGCTTCGGTGCGCGCTCTGCGGGTGACCACGGCACTGCGGAAGACCTGATCGCGCTGGTCGGCGGCATGCCGGGTTTCAGCCAGAGAAACTCCTGACTGGGATGGTCACCGTGCGGTCGTCGAATTCCTGAGGACATCCCGTGGCATCGAATATCAGCGTCTCGGTCACCGCCGATACCGGTCCCCTGCAGGCTGGCCTCGACGCCGCGAAGCAGGCGGTGCGGGATTTCTCCCGCGAGGCCCGCCGGGTCGGTTCCGACCTGGCGTCCGCCACCGGCGCCGCGCAGCAGGCAACCGCAGCCTTCGGCGGTATGCGCGAGGGCGCCGCGGACGTTGCCCGCCAACTGCTGAGCACCGGCACGGCGGCAACCCAGGGCGCCTTCGCCCAGATCCCCGGCGTCACCGGCGCGGCCCAGGCGGCTGTGTCCGCCCTGAGTAGCGCCGCCGCTGCCCTGCCAGGCGTCTTCCAACTGGTCGGGACTGCCGCGGTCGCCGCTGCCGCAGGTATCGCGTTCCTGGCGCTGCGGGCGAATGAGGCCAAGGCCGCCCTGCAAGGTGTCGTTGCCGCCGCGATGCTGCAGGGCCGCAACGCCGATCTGGCCAAGCTGCGCGTCGAAGCCGCCGCGCAGGCGATGACCAAGTTCGGTAATCTCTCCGCCACGGAGGGGCTCAAGATCGCGGCGTCGATCGACCGTCTGCCCACCATCACGGAGGCAACCCGCGAAGCCTTGATGCGCCTGGCGCCCGCCCTGCACGAGGCCTTCCGCGCCAGTACGGAGGGCGATGCCCAGAAGACCGCCGACGAGATCGTCAAGGTATTCCAGAGCACCCAGGCGCTGACCCGCTTCGTGCAGGAGAACGCCCTGGTCGGGGCGAACGAGATTGCCAGGTTCAACGAGGCCCTCGCCGATCCCACCGGCGCCAAGATGCAGGAACTGGCTGTTGCCGCCCTGAACCGGCGCTGGGGCCAAAGCACCACCAACCTGGAAGAGCTCCGCGCCGCCTACCGGAAGTGGGTCGATGAGTTCCTGGCCAACGGGAAGATAGACCAGGTCGGCCAGCTGCCGGACCTGTCCTTCGACGCCTTCCAGCGCCAGCGCGGCATGCTGGGCGGCTCTCTGACCCAGCTGCGGCCGGCGGAAGCCCCGGTCAGCCAGGAACTGCGCGACTATCTGGCCGTCGCCGGCGAGATCAAGACGGCCGAGGGGGAACTCGCGGCCCTGCGCCAGCGCCGCATCGTGATCGAAGCCGCCCTGGGCAAGGCGGTGGGCGAGGCCAACCGGGACGTGCTGCAGGCGCAGCTGCGCGAGATCGACCAGCAGATCCAGCTGAACCGCGCCAAGGGCAATGCCTCCTGGGAGCAGGAACAACGCGCCGCCCTGGAGCGCTCCAAGGCGGCAATCCTCGAGCGCGCCACGGACCACAAGAAGGTGCAGATGGACATGCTGCGCACCGAGGCCGCGTTCTGGACCCAAGTGGCGCAACAGGCGAACCTGACCCAGGGCCAGATCAGCACCGCGCAGACCAACGCAATGAACGCGCGCCGGCAGCTCCGCATGGCCGAACTGGCTGAGGCGGCGTCCGCGGCGCGAACGGGCGCGCGGGATGCGGAGCGAGCCGAGCGGGAACGGACCCAGGCCCTGCTCGCCGAGGCGCAGACCAGGGGCCGGCTGACCACGGAAGCGATCGCACAGCGCAAGGCGGAACTGGACGAGGAAGTCGCCGCCGAGCGCATGACGAAGGCGCAGGCGCTGCAAATCGTCCAGCAATTCGTCGAGGAACAGAAGCGGCTGCAACTCGAAGCGCTCGATGCGGCGCTGGCCCAGTTGCTGGAGGGCACCCAGGCCTATCAGCGTGTCGCGGACCAGAAGCTGGTGATCGAGCGGCAAGCCCAACGCCAGCTGCAGCAACTCCGCGCCGAGGCGGCACGCGAGGAGATGCGCCAGGCACAGCAGACCGCGCAAATGTATATGCAGGCCTTCTCCGGGGTGGAGAGCACGGTCAAGCGCACCCTGGCCGACATGCTGATGGGCACCACGACCTGGGCGCAGGCGGCGCTCGCCGTGACCCGTTCGGTGGTGCAGGGCGTGGCCGACCTGGGATTGCAGATGGCGTCCCGCTGGGCCGCGATGGAACTGGCGAAGTCCTCGATCAGCAGCGCGGCGACGGCGGCGCGTGTCGCGACGGAACAGGCCGCCGGCCAGTCCGGCTGGGCCGCGCTGATCATGTCCTGGCTCGGGATCGAGACTGCCAAGACCGGAATCTCGGCCGGTGCCGCCGCGACCCGCGTCGCGACCGAGCAAGCAACCGAGAAAGCCGGCATGGTGACCGGCGCGGTGCAGCGTGTCACGGAGGTGGAAGGCCTTGCCGCCGTCGCTGCCGCCGCCGCGATGGCGTCCACCGCCGCCATCCCCATCGTGGGCCCAGAGCTGGCCCCAGCCGCCGGCGCCGCGATGTTCGCCGCCACCATGGCCTGGGCTCCGCTGGCCGCGGCAGCAAAGGGCGTGTGGAACCTGCCAGGTGACATGCCGATGCAGCTGCACAAGGGCGAGATGGTCATCCCGCAACGCTTCGCCGAAGGGCTGCGTCAGAACGGTGGGTCCATGGCCGCCGGGTTCGGGGGCGCCGATCGTGGCACCAACCTTGGCCGGCCGATCCAGATCAGCATCCACGCCATCGACACCCAGACCGGCGCGGAGTTCCTCATGCGCAACATCGACCGTATCGCGCGTGGCGTCTCTGGGGCGTTCCGCAATAATCCGTCGCTGCGACCGGCATATTGAACGCATCAGCCCATGCCGCCACCCATTTTCCCGACGTTTCCTGGCCTGACCTTTCCGATCAAGCGCATGCCACTGTGGTCGACCATCCGGCAGGAATCGATCGGCGGGCAGACGCCACGCTTCGCCCTGTGGTCTTATCCGCGCTACCGCTATGAACTGAGCATCTCCGTGCTGCGGCGGTTTGGTGCCTTTGCGGAACTCGACGCTATGCTCGGATTCTACCATGCCGTCGCGGGTGCAGCTGGCGTGTTCCAATACGCGGACAACACCGACAACGCGGTGACAGCGCAGGCGTTTGGCACAGGCGACGGCACGACGACGGCCTTCCAGCTGGTACGCAGCTTCGGCGGCTTCATGGAACCGGTCTATGCCCCCACCGGTACGCCGGCGATCTACAAGGCCGGTGTGCTGCAAACGCCCGTGACGCACTACACGATCGGCAGCACGGGCCTCGCCACCTTCACTGCTGCACCTGCCACGGGGACGGCACTCACCTGGACCGGCGGATTCAACTGGCTGTGCCAGTTCGACGATGACGAGCTCGAACTCCGCGAGGAACTCTCCGCGCGCTGGGCGATCGAAACCCTGCGGTTCACCACGATCAAGCTATGAAAACTCCGCTCTACGAGACATCCCCCGGCGCACTGGCCGCGCTGCTGGCGACGCGCAGCTTCGTCTTCGCCGATCTCTACACCTTCACCACGGTGAACGGCGGCCCGTTGCTGCGCTACGCCGCCGCCGATCGCGACATCGCCTGGGGCGGTAACACCTGGATCCACAACGGTCCAGCCTTCGACCAGGGCGCCTCCGGCGGCTCGCGCCCCACAGGCCATTGGAAGGTCGGCCTCGACGTCGATAGCTGGAACGTCACCGTCGCCCCACGCCTGACTGATCCGGTCACGGGCGTGGCCACGCCCGACCTGATCGCCGGACAGCCCTGGCTGCCAGCGGTGCGTGGTGGCGCCCTGGACGGCGCGACAGCGACAGTGGACCGCGCCTACCTGTCCGCCTGGCCGAATGATGTGTCTGCCTTCAGCAAGCCGGCCGCCCCCGTTGGTGTCATCAACATCTTCACCGGCCGCGTCGCCGCGGTGGATGTCAGCCGCACCCAGGTTGGCATCGCCATCAACAGCCACCTGGAACTGCTGGACGTTTCCATGCCGCGCCGCGTGTTCCAGGCCCCCTGCCAGCACACCCTGTTCGATGCCGGTTGTTCTCTTGTTGCCGCCTCATACGCGGTTACGGGCACAGTGGCGGCAGGCTCCACGCCAGGACTCATCAAGGCCAACATCTCCGCCCCACCGGGATCCGGCACCTACGCTCTCGGCCGTATCATCTTCACCAGCGGGGCGAACGCGACGTTTCAGCGAAGCATCCGTTCCTACCTCGCCGGCCTGCCCGCACAGTTGAAGCTTGTTGCGCCGCTCAGCTTTCCGGTGGCCGTCGGTGATGGCTTCACCGCCTATCCCGGCTGCGACAAGCAGCGCGAGACCTGCAGCCTGTTCGGCAACACCGCCAACTTCCGCGGCTTTCCCTACATCCCCGCGCCCGAACTCAGTGTGTAGGGCCCATCCGCATGAGCAGGGAGAAATTCCTGTCCAACTGCTAACGTGTTGTACCGCGAGCCAATAGCCCGGCTACGTCCATATTTGGGAACGGTGGTAATTACCCCAAACGTTGCCGCTCATAGACCTGTAAGCGACTGTAGGCGGTCTCGAGCAGCGGCGTTTGTATGCCATGGCGATGGGCCCGCGTGATCATGTCGCCGATGATGTGCTCGGCTTCTGTCGGCGCGCCTGATTCCATGTCTCGCATCATGGAAGCTGTGTACGTGGCACTCCGGTCGAACAGAGCGCCACGGTAATCCTGCGTCGGATTGGCCCCCGGCGGCCGCCCTCCAGCCGTCGCGGTTCGGATACATTCGTCAAACAACCCAGCAATCAGCCGTTCGCCATAATCCGTTGCGAGTATTTGGCCGATGGACCCCCGCATCAGGCAGGTTGATGCCGCAAGGGTCGTGAGGAACGTCCACTTCTCCCACATGTCCAGTTCAATATCAGGCCGCACCAGCGCGGTGATACCTGCCCTCTGCAACTCCGCGATCAGCTTTTCGAGCACTCGGTGGCTCTCGGATTGGCCCTTGCGAACCCCGGCGGCGATCGCCTGGATTGTATTCATCTGACGAACAGCCCCATCGGGCGTTAGCGTTGCGACAATGTTCGCCGTTCCACCCCAAACCGTGGCCGTAGGGAACCTTTCTTGAATGCGTTCGATGTGCCGGTAACCATTCAACAGCGGCAGAATTGGTGTTCCGTTGGTTACGAATGGCGCGATTGTATCCAAAGCCGACCCGAGACTGTACGCCTTGCACGACATGATGATAACGTCGGTAGCTTTGCTGACGTCATTGCCGGTAATTGCATTGACCTGGATCGTCGCGTCTCCATGCGGGCTCTCGATCCGAAGCCCGTCCCGGAGCTGCGCGGCTCGCGCTTCGCGGACCAGGAAGGTTACATCCGACCCAGCCTGCGCCATCCGACCGCCAAAGTAGCCGCCAACGCCGCCGGCCCCCAGAACCAGAATTCGCATCGATACCTTCCTCCGTCATCAAAGACTATTGTTTGATTCTCCGAGACGATCGGACTGTCCAACAACTAAAACTGGGACAATCCGACTTGTCAAATTGCGCATTACGATGCTGTCGCAGGCACAGCGCGACCGGGTAACGCGGCGGAATTTCCGCGGCTTCACCTGCTCCCCAGTTCCCGAACTCCGTCCGGCAGCGAGTTTTCGCCATGCCCATCCTGCCAACCACCGTGACGCGTGCGGACGTGGTCCGCGAGGCGCGCGCCTGGATCGGCACGCCCTATCACCACGGCGCCCTGGTCAAGGGCCGCGCCGGCGGCGTCGACTGCGCCATGCTGATGGCCGGGGTCTACGGCAATGTCGGCTACCTGCCACCGTTCGACGTGGCGCACTACCCGCCCGACTGGTTCCTGCACCGCAAGGCGGAACGCTACCTCAACATGGTCACCGACCACGCCGCGGAGATCACTGAGTCCGAGGCACGTCCCGGCGACCTGGTGCTGTTCTGCGTCGGTCATCTCTATGCCCATGGCGCTATCATCGATGAGCCAGGCTGGCCGCACATCATCCACGCCCATAGCGACGCCGGCATGGTGATCCCCGACATCGGCGGCAGCGGCCGGATGGAAGACGCCAAGCGGCGCTTCTTCACCATCTGGCCGCCGGAGCCTGCTGCGTGACCTTCCTGGTCGGCGGCGGGGTCTCCCGCCAGACGGTCAAGCCGGCGAAGCAGCTGCGCATCCAGTCCTCGATCGAGGGCAAGGCGCTTCCGATCGGCTGGGGCCAGAACCGCCTGGCCGGCAACCTGATCTGGTATGGCGACTTCAAGCACACGGGCGGCGGTTCCAGCGGCAAAGGCGCCGCCGGTGGCAAAGGCGGTGGTGGTGGCGGCGGCAAGGGCGGCAAAGGCGGCGGCAGCCAGGTCAAGTATTCCGCTGCCGTGGTCATCGCCATGGCCGAAGGCCCGGTCGCCGCCTTCGACCGGGTCTGGAACAACCAGACCTTGGACAGCTTCGCCAAGCTGAACCTGACCAAGTTCCTTGGCAGCACCAACCAGAATGCCTGGGGCTACCTGGCAACCAAACACCCAGAGGCAGCGCTGAACTACCGCGGTGTCGCCTATATGGCCGCCGGGCCCATGAAGCTCGGCGCCTCGCCGGCACTGCCCAACCTGACCGTCGAGATCACCTTCGCCATCAACACCGCCCTGCCCGGGCAGAAGGACGCCAACCCGAAGGACGTGGTGGTCGACTTCCTGACCAACGCACATTACGGCGTCGGCTTCCCGACGGCGAACCTCGGCACGCTGGCGCTCTATGCGTCCTACTGCCTGGCGACCGGCATGCTGGTCTCGCCGATCCTCGCCGACGCCATCGAGGCCGCGCAGTTCCTCAAGGATTTGTTCGAAGCCACCAATGCCGAGGCGGTGTGGTCCGGCGGAAAGCTCACCGTCGTGCCCTACGGCGACACCGTGATCAGCGCCAACGGTGTCACTTACACGCCGCCCGCCGCCACCGGCTACAGCCTGACGGACGCGGATCTCAAGCCGCCGCAGGGTGGCAATCCGCATAGCGGCGCTGGCGGCATGGGCAGCGATCCCGTGCAGTGCACGCGCCTGAACCCCAAGGACCAGAAGAACTGCATCCCGGTCGAATATCTCGACCGAGCCAACGAGTACAACCCCAAGGTCGTCGACGCCAAGGACGACGGCGCCATCGCCAGCTTCGGGCTGCGCCGCGCCGATCCCAGGCAGCGCCACCTGTTCTGTCTGGAGTCGGCAGCGCTGATGTCCGGCCACCTGGAACTCGGCCGCCAGGCGGTGCGCAACACCTACGCCTTTACCGTGGGCGCCGAGTACATCCTGCTGGATCCGATGGACATCGTCGCCATCACCGATGCCAACCTGGGCATGCAGGCTGCGTTGGTGCGGATCAAGGAGATCACCGAGAACCAGGACCGCACCTTGACCATGCTGGCGGAGGATTTTCTCCCCGGCACCGGTTGGGCGCCACCCTATGGCAGCGAGGACAGCGCCGGCTTCCGGCCGGACTACAATGTCGACCCGGGCCACGTGAACCCGCCGGTGATCTGGGAGCCGACCTATGAACTGACCCAGGGCGTCCCAGAAATCTGGCTCGCCGTCTCCGGCGCCAGCGACGCCTATGGCGGCTGCGAGATCTGGATCAGCACCGATGATGCCACCTACAGCTTTGCCGGTGTGCTGGACGGCCCGTCCCGCATCGGCGTGCTGACCGCGCCCCTGCCGGCCATTGCCACCGCGACCACCGGGCCGACGATCGACCAGGCGCACACGCTCAAGGTCGACCTGGCGCAGACGCCAGGCGCCCAACTGCTGTCCGGCAGCCAGGGCGACGCCCTGGCGGCAAACACGCTGTGCTACGTCGATGGCGAGTATCTCGCCTACCAAACCGCCACCCTGGTCGGCGGCCAGCGCTATGACCTGAGCTATCTCAACCGCGGCCTGTTCCACACCAGCCCCGCCCAACACGCATCAGGCAGCGCCTTCGTGCGCCTTGAGGATGGCACGGTGTTCCCGTTCGCCATCACGCCGGATCGCATTGGCCAGACGCTGTATTTCAAGTTTCTCGCCTACAATGCCAATGCCGGCGGCAAGCAGGAACTCGATGAGGTCGCCGCCTACCCCTACATCGTCCGCGGCACGCCAATCACCGCCCCGGTGGCGGATGTCAGCAACCTGGCGGTGGTGTTCATCGGCAGCTATGCCAACCTGACCTGGGACGAGGTCGTCGACTTCCGGGCGGTGCGCTATGAGATCCGCCAGGGCGCCACCTGGTCCAGCGGGCAGATCATCGGCGACGTCGCCCATCCGCCATTCCGCATTCCCGGCAATGGCACCTACTGGGTTGGTGCCTATGCCACCCCGACACCCTCGCTGACCATCACCAGCGCCAATCCGCCGAGCGCGACGGTGAGCGGCGCGCTGATCCTCTCGAATGTCATCGCGGCCTTCGACGAGGCGGCGACTGGCTGGGGCGGCATCTACGGAGGCACGGCCGGGCGATCCGGCACGACGGTGGTCACCACCGGTGCTGCGGACGTCTTCGCGCTGGGCGATCTGTTCGGGTTGGCGGATTTGTTCAACAATGGCGGGCAGGACAGCGGCAGCTACGAGATTCCCGCATCGCACCGGATCAACATCGGCCGGGTCGCGACCTGCAACGTCAACATCGCCTGGGCCGGGCAAGGCCAGGTGGTCGGCTCCAACGTGCTCACCGTTGTCGACTGGCTGGGCCAAACCGATGTGCTGGGCTTCGCCGCCACCGCCAACACGACGATCTTCCCCGAAGTGGCGACCAGCCAGGACGGCGCGATCTGGGGTGATTGGCAGAAATTCCAGGCGGGCGGCGCGCTCACCGGCATGGCGTTCAAAGCACGCATGCAGTTGCAAACCCGCGATGCACAGACCCAGGCGGTGCTGACCGCGTTCAGCTTCGCTGTCGATGTGCCGGATCGCAGCGATCACTATAACCGCCTCGCCATTGCCCCAGCCGGCACCACGGTGACGTTCACCCCGGATGGCAGCGCCACGCCGGCCGCGTTCAACGGCGGCCCCGGCTCCGACAACGTGCCGCATGTCCAGGGCACCATCATCGACGCCCAGGCCGGCGACCAGCTGATCATCAGCAACCTCACCGATGGCGGCTGCACCGTGCGGGTGCTCAACGGCGGCAGCGGCGTCGCCCGCACCGTCAACATCCTCGCGCAAGGCTATTGAGCCATGACCACCCACACCCTGCCGACCACCGGCATCGTCTCCGGCCTGGCCAATAACCAGCAGGCCAACGCCGTCGCCGAGAACCTGGCCAAGATGGTGGCTAGCGGCACGGCACCGACGACGACCTCCACCGGCTTGATCTCGCTCGCAAACCTCTGGTGGCACGACACCACCAGTAAGCAGATCAAGCTGCGCGATGAGGCGGATACGGCGTGGATCACCATTGGCAGTCTCGACCAAGTGAACAAGCTGTTCGCCCCAGCGGTATCCGGTATCGCCGCGGTGCAGGGCGCGCGCAAGA